CCTTTGTGGGGCCTTCAAGACATCAGCGATGGTGTCTTCTAACAATCGCGAACGGTTGCAGTGCAATGGTTCGCATGAACCTATCACTGTTCGTTCCGTATGGAGGTGTAATCAATGTCATCTAGCAAGACTCGTACCCGTCGTCGTGTATCGCCCTGGCCATTTCCGGCCAGTCCGAATATCACGCTGGGGAAATTCCAAAGTTGGAATGTTTCCCAGAAAAAGTGGGTTGACGTCTCCGGGCCACCGTCCTATTCATTGAATAGTTCGTTTGGTCCCGGTTTGGAAGGCCAAGTCACCATGGATGAACTCCATGATGGTCCTCCTTACAAGGAGGGAGGTCCTTTCAAAAGTTTACGTCTTCAGTCTTGTCTGCCTTTTGCGGCAGTCGTGGGCGCGGGGACATTCTATCGTCAAGATCAATTACGACGATATATTGGGGGATTTCGTATCCCTAATACTGTCGATTTTGGTAGTCCGGCTAATTTTACGCCGTTCTCCACTAATCTCGATTTGAATAACCCTCGATTCCCAAGTTTAGATGACTGGGGTGATAAGGCTTACAATGGTCTTAAGCCTCGATTGGCTAAGGCAGGTGCGGGTGTATTTCTCGCTGAATTGCGAGATCTACCCCGTATGCTCTCTACTACCTCTAAAGGGTTCCACTCATTGTGGGCCAATATAGGGCAGCAGAGATCCTGGAGAATGTCGCCTAAAAAGGCGGCTGATCATTTCCTTAACCACCAGTTCGGCTGGATCCCTTTCTTATCTGATCTGCAGAAATTTTATCATACTTTTCTGCATACCGGCAGTATTCTCGATAAAATGAAACGAGAAAATGGCCAATGGATTCGAAAGAGAATCACCCTTAAGGACGAAGCCAGTTCTACTCTAGTTGGTGGAGGATCCGGTACTGTCGTTTTTCCGACATCCGAACTCTCCAATCCAACTGTTTCGAGCTGGTTTGCTTCCGGAGCTACCTGGCAACTTTGGGAAGACGTTCATTACGTCATCACTAGTTCCGGGAAGTTTCGGTATTACCGTCCAGAATTCGACGGTTCTAGACCCGACTATATGTCGGTCATGAACCAATTAAGTCGTCATATGACGATTTATGGTGCACGAATAAACCCGTCGAATATCTATAGGGCTACACCTTGGACCTGGGCTGCTGACTGGATATCAAACCTCGGCGACTATGTCGATCGAGCGAATGATATGCTAGCCGACAGCGTGGCATCTCAATACCTTTTTGTCATGCAGCACAAGATTGTCAAACGGAGATTGATACAATTTCTCCCTTGGCACTCTGGTACGCAAACTCTGATGTTCGAACGAGTAATCGAAACGAAGCAGAGGTCGGAAGGTTTGAGTCCATACGGTTTTAGCCTGTCTATGGCTAGTTTAACGCCTAGACAATTAGCGATTGCTGGAGCACTTGGGATCAGTCGGTCCTAACTGACTGACCGCAAGCCCAGTAGTCAATCTGCGCTCGGAGCTCAAAGGCAAGTAATCTGGACAACTACTTGCACCCCGAGTGGCTAACGTCCCATATAACTTTGGAGGTCAACCACAAATGTTCGCAGATCCACAATCGGTTACAGTCAATGCTGTCGCTCAGTCAATGGCGAGAATTTTAATCGATGGGAAGAAATGTGTCTATCAGAAAGCTGATGGCACATTCACTCTCACGATTTCTCACCAAGCGATTTCCGGAGACCGTATTAGGTCAATGGCTCGCATAGACCAGAAGGCCATCGTCCCAGACCCGTTGACTGCTGTCAACGATTATGAGACTTTGAGCTTCTACTTCGTTATCGATAGACCCCTCGCGGGGTTTTCGTCAACGCAAGTAGATCAGCTAATCACCGGACTTAAGTCCTGGTGTGACTCTACTGCTATCGGAAAACTTTACGGTCAGGAGTCTTAACCATGAAGATCAAATGGAAATACCTTTTGGTCTTACTGGCAAGCACAGTTGTGGAAGTTCTTCCGCATCTGTTGGGAATAGAGGATGAGAAATCATCTCCTATTCTTTCTGGACAAAAGTCCAGGCTGTCAACAAACTCTGATCTCTCTTTAACAGAGGAATCTGAGCTTGTAAATAAGGCTCTTCAAGACTTGCTAGACAGACGTCTTAGCTCGTCCAAACCGTGAATATTCCGACTATTTCACAGTAGCACCGATTTGCTGGTGCTATTATAGCATCAGCGTAGCGGACCTTTCGTGGCTTGAAGTTAAGACCACCATTAGGAGGCCTAACTTGAAAAGCAACGTAAGTGACTATCTAGAGTTGGTCGAAAGCATCTATAAAGATGCATCGGCCAAGTGCACCGCTGATGTCTCTGATTTACGTGACCTAGATACAATCAGGTCACGGGTCGAAAACGAAGGGTTATCCTTTTTAACGATAACCCTGCCACAATTTTGTCGAGATTTCGAAAGAGCTCTCGCCAATGGTGGTATTGATCCAACACTCTTTCCTTTTTGGAAAAGGAGACGGAGTGCGATGAGTCCCGTATTTCTACAGGGGTTCATCGATCAGGTTTTCGACTTTGAGACAGGAAAGGTAATACGTCATGAAGAACCCCCATCTAATGATGGAGAACTTTCAAGTGATATTCCTACTGTTATTGAATCTGTACGGCAGATATGCCTTACATTCAAGAAAGTGGAAATGGAATGTACCCCCGAAAGGGTCCAGGCCGCACTTGACAGCTTCGTCACGATTGAGCAATCTCTTCAGCAGTTTTCTCTCCGTGCTGAGGATACAGACGAATTTCTGTCTGTTTCTTCTATGCTCTGGGATAATCTGGTTTCTGATTTTTCAGTTACCAAATGTACTCCCAGGCATGGTCCCGGAGCTACCGCCGAGAAACTTTCTGGAAACCAGAAGTATCGGTGGCAGTTATGGCACGATCGTCTTGAGCCTTACTTCCCTCTCATTGACAATGGATTTCCTCTCGGAACTCCCGTCGATTCGGAGGAGCTCAAATCAGTTACGATCGTCCAGGAACAGGATGAGCAACCTGTTAGGGTTGTTCCTGTCCCGAAAACGTTGAAAAGTCCCCGTATTATAGCAATTGAGCCCTGTTGAATGCAATTTGTGCAACAAGGGATTCGAGATTATCTTTATGATAAGCTTGAATCGTATTGGCTAACTTCAGGCCACGTTAATTTCCGTGACCAGTCGATTAATCAAAGGCTCGCTATAACATCGTCGAAGACAGGTCAATTAGCAACGATTGATCTTTCCGACGCCAGCGATCGCGTACCGCGAGAGCTAGCGTTGGCGATGTTTCGTTCGAATCAAGATTTATATGATTCGATTGATGCATGTCGTTCGACAAGGGCGCAGCTTCCAGATGGGCGACTTGTCGCCCCTCTCTTTAAGTTTGCGTCCATGGGCAGTGCTCTGTGTTTTCCAGTAGAGGCTATGTACTTTTACACGATATGTGTAATGGCCCTACTGAAAGACATGAACCTTTCCTTAACGCCGCGTAATTTATATACTGTTACGCGTTCGTTATACGTCTACGGTGACGATATAATCGTTCCGTCGACGAATGCGGTTGTTGTTCTCGAATACCTACAAAAGTACAATTGTAAGGTAAATGCCGATAAGACTTTCAGGAGCGGAAGCTTCCGAGAGTCGTGCGGTATAGATGCTTATGACGGATATCAGGTTACACCTGTATATTTACGTCAAACGCGTCCAGAGAACAAGCAACAGGCTTCGCAAATCGTATCGTGGGTTGCCACCAGTAATCTCTTTTACAAAAAGGGATACTGGAGAACAACTCAGTTCATGCGAAATTTGCTTGAACGAATCATAGGGCCTTTGCCCTATGTTTCCGAAACGAGCGGAGCTCTGGGCCGTATCTCATACTTGGGTTACCGTTCTGTCGAAAGATGGAATCGTGATCTCCACCGCTTCGAAGTTAAAGCGTTGGTTCCAAGCCCAGTTTATCGCACTGATGAACTGGACGGATACGGTGCCTTAGCAAAGTGCTTCCTCGGTATGGAAGGGACGGTGTCCCACGCCATGCCGAGTAAACGCCTGCTGAGGCTATCAGCACTGCGCGGCGCAGTTACACTGAACCGCCGCTGGGTCCCGGCCTCATAAGGCCGGGAAACAGGGGGGTAAACCCCCCGGGTGTGGATGCGG